ATGAGGCGCTGATGGAGGCACTGGCGGCGCAGCCGCTCGAACGCCTGAAATGGCGCGTGCTGCGCAGCTTTTCCGTCCTGCCGAGTGCGCCGGAGGCGCGGGCGATGACGGATGGAGATTATTTACAGTGTGCGCTGCACACGCTGCTCGACGCGCGGGAGCGCGAGGCGAGACTTTGCCCGGAATGCCGCGCAAAAGCCCGACAGAACGCCTGCCCGGGCTGCGGCGCGCCCGTCGCCGAGACGGTGAATCCGTCGTTCGACGAGGCGATTTTTGAACAGCGGAGGGGTCAAAATGCTCGCTGAACTGTTCGCGCGTCAAGCCGCGCTGGCGGCGCGCATCACCGGAACGAGCGTTCCGACGGCGCTGCTCGATGCGTGGCAGGAGTCGGGGCTTGCGGCAGGAAACGACAAAACGTCGCGTGAATCCGACGAAACGTCGTTTCAAAAAACCGCTGCGTTACGCGGCGAGGCGGCGGCGCAGGCGCTGACGGATGCGCTCTCGGCGGCGCTTCAGACGTTGGACTGGAGCGGGACATCGGGCGGCACGGCGGCGGAGTCGGAAAACGGGACTGTCCGCGAGACGGCGACGCCCGGTCGGCAGTCTGCTGCCGAGGCGTGGAATGCCGCCGCCGCGCTGATCGCCCAAAATCGGCAGGTGACGCAGAATTTTACCACACAATCAGCGGATATGGCGAGTATTTCGCGGTTCTTTGAACGCGATGCCCGCCGGTGGGGGTAGGGGAATAAAAGAATAAAGAATATAGAAGAATGAAAAAATAATAAATTCAGGGGACGGGGGTTACGGATTGCCAGCCCGTAGGCTCCTATCCTTGCATCCGCAAAGCGGATGTTTTAATGAGGACACCGTCCTGCGGGACGGTTCGCAATGACAGTGTGACTTCAAGCAGGGCAAAACGAACGACGTAGGGGCGCAAACTTACAGTGTCATTGCGAGGAGCGAAGCGACGTGGCAATCTCTCAGCGCGTAGCGCTGATGCGCCGGAGGCGCATCCCCGAATCGAGGAAAACGCCCCTTCGGGGGACGGGGGATACGGATTGCCACAGCCAGTCTGCGGACTGGCTTCGCAATGACAGTGTGACTTCAAGCAAGGCGCAACGAACGACGCAGGGGCGCAAACTTACAGTGTCATTGCGAGGAGCGAAGCGACGTCCTCATTAAAACGTCCGCTTCGCGGATGCAAGGATAGGAGCCTACGGGCTGGCAATCCGTAACCCCCGTTCCCCGAAGGGATACGCCCCGCAATGGTATAGAATTGGGTCGGGTGAATGAGAAAATGGTACAGGAGAGGATAAAATGTTGACACCAATGCGGTATCGGGACTTTGTTTGGCCGAACAATCCGAGCCGATACACGATTGAATTTGTGCGCGAGACGGCGGAACAGAAGGTGCCGATGGGGCTGTATGCCTTACAGGATTTGGGAAGAAGCTGCCGCATTATGCGCGGGGAGGGCGAATTTTACGGGTCAGATGCCTACGATACGTTCCGGGAACTCGCGCGGCAGTTTTACCGCTCCGGCGCGGGCGCGCTGGTGCATCCGGTCTGGCAAAGCTCGTCGGCGGTGTTCACGAAGCTGGAACTGACGCAGGAGCCGCGCGCGGACTATGTGGCGTATTCGTTTGAATTTCGGGAGTCATGCTCCGTTTCGTCGTCTCTGACGGCGGTTTCCGGCACGAAAAACGACAGTTCGTCGTCTACAAACGCCAAAACGTCGTCTGCGACGTATCACACTGTCGTCAAGGGCGACACGCTCTGGGGCATTGCGCAGAGCTGCGGCACGACGGTTTCGGCGCTTGTCGCGCTGAATCCGCAGATTTCCAACCCGAATCTGATCTACGTCGGGCAGGAGGTGCGGACGGCATGACCGGATTTGTCAGCGCGTCGGACGGAACGACGTGGCAGCTGCCGCAGCTTTCCGCGTGGCGCATCGTCAGAACCGACGGAACGTCGTGCGATTGCTACGAAGTGTCGTTTCCATGCGACGAAACGTCGGCTGAATTACTGGCGCGGGCGGCGCGGTTTCGCGCGGAGGACGGCGGCGCCGTCGTGTTCACGGGCGTCGTGGACGAATGCACGGTCACGCTGAGCGACGACGGGCGCATCGCGCAGATCACCGGACGCGGCCTCGCGGCGCTGCTGCTCGACAACCAAACGCGCGCCGCATCCTACACTTACGCGCAGCTGCGCGACATTTTGTGCGCCTATGTGACGCCGTTCGGCATCCAAAGCGTCAAAAGCGATTTTTCAAACGGCGTTTCGCAGTTTGCGGTCGACACGGGCGACAGCTGTTGGACGGCGCTGACGGGCTTCTGCCTGCACGCGGCGGGGCGGAGGCCGCGCTTTCTCGCGGACGGCACGCTCGACTTGACTGCGCCGTCGACCAAGGTCAGCCGGACGCTCGGCGCGGGCGCGTCGGTTCTGTCGGCGGAGTACCGCGTATGCCGCTACGGCGTGATCTCGGAGCTGGTCACGGTCGACCGCTCGACCGGCGCGCAGACCGTCACCAAAAACGCGGCGTTCGACGGAAGCTATCGCCGTGTCACCGCCGCGACGGGCACGACGACGCGCGCGTCTGCGCGCACCACCCGGCAGCGCATCGACGAGTCCGCGCGCGACTGGCACACGCTCTCGGTCACGCTGCCCGGCAGTTTTTTGGCGGAGCCGGAGGAGCGGGTGCGCGTGAATTTACCGAATCTGGGCGTGGAGGGAATTTTTGTTGTCCGCGAGGTCACCTCGCGCGTCGATTCCGCCGGGGAACGGTGTACGCTCGAACTCGGGGCGGAGTGAGGGTCGGCGCGCCTTGCAGGGACGGGGGAACGGATTGCCAGCCCGTAGGCTCCTATCCTTGCATCCGCGAAGCGGATGTTTTCAATGAGGTCAGCCAGTGTGCGCACTGGCTTCGCAATGACAGTGTGACTTGGAAGCAGGGCAGAACAAACGACGCTGACTGCGGACGTCAAGCTGATGCAAAGCGTGGTACGACGTGAGCGGCAGAAAATTTCAGTGTCATTGCGAACCGTCCCGCAGGACGGTGTGGCAATCTCACATCGCGCAGCGATGATGCGCCGGAGGCGCATCCCGAATCGAGGGCAAAAGAAAAAAGAAGAAAGAAGAAAGAAAAAATGTGGTTATCAAAACGGAATGGGGCTGCGGCGGGGGCGGCGGCGGATGTTGGGCTGGTATCGGTCGGGGCGGAGGCGCCTGCGGTGGTGACGGACGCGGAGGCGCGGTCGCTGCGGGTATTTGCGCCGGGCGGGTACTGCTGGCGGCCTGCGGCGGGGCAGGCGGTGCTGGTCTTGCAGGCGGGCAGCGAGAGCGTGGTCGCAGGCGCTTCGATGGCATCCGGCGCGGGACTGCGCGAGGGCGAGGTTCTGATCTATGCGCCGGGCGGCGCTTCGATTCGGCTCGGCTGCGATGGCTCGCTTGCGCTGACGGGCAATGTCACGGTGAACGGCGCAGCGCTGACGGGAGGTGGTTCCGATGGAACTGAAACTCAGTAACGGCGACTATGTGCCCGACGGCGCGGGCGGCTTTGTCCGCTGCGAGGGGATGCGCGGCATCCTGATGACGGCGCTGTTCCGGCTGACCTGTCGGCGCGGGGCGTTCCCGTTCCTGCCGGAGCTGGGCAGCCGCCTGTACACCCTCGCGGGCGAAAAGCCCTCGGCACGCGATGCGCTCGCGCGCCAATACTGCGCCGAGGCGCTGGAGGATTTGGACGGCCTTGAGGTCGTCGACACGACCCTGCGCGAACTGTCCGACGGGCTGCTCGCGCTGACGGTCACGCTCGCCTACGACGGCGAGTCGGAGACACTGGAGGTGGAACTTTGAAAACGGCAGAGGAAATTTACAGCGATCTGGTTCAGATTTTTACGGAGCGAACCGGCTTCGCAATGGATGATTCGGCAGACCTCGCGGTGCGCTTATACGCGGCGGCTGCCGAGATCGAGAGCCTGTACGTCTACGCCGACTGGGCGCTGGCGCAGAGCTTTCCGCAGACGGCGGCGGGGGACTATCTCGACCGCCACGGCACGCTGCGCGGGTTGACGCGGCAGGCGGCTGCGCGGGCGACCGGTGTGGTGCGGTTTTCGGTCGCGTCGCCGCTGGCAAGCGACCTGACGATTCCGCTGGGCACGGTCTGTCTGACGACGGGCTTGGTTCGCTACGCGACGACGGCGGAGGCGAGCATTCCGGCGGGCGACTCGTTCGTCGATGTTCCGGCGGAGGCCGAGGATGCGGGCACGGGCGGCAACGCACTGGCCGGAACGGTCGTACTGATGGCAAGTCCGCCCGTCGGCGTGACGGCGTGTACGAATCCCGCGGCGTTCACGGGCGGCACGGAGGAGGAGACGGACGAGAGTTTCCGCGCGCGCATTCTGGCGAGCTTTGCCCGCCTGCCGAACGGCGCGAACCGCGCATTTTACGTCGAACGCGCGCTCTCGCACGCGGGGGTTGCGGCGGCGCAGGTTTTGCCGCGCGTCAACGGCGTCGGTACGGTCGGCGTGGTCATTGCCTCGACTGCCGGAATGCCGGACGACGCGCTGGTCGCGGAGGTACAGGAGGACTTGGAAGCGGCGCGCGAAATTGCGGTCGACGTCACGGTCTCGCCGCCGGAGGCGGTCACGGTCGCGGTCACGGCGGCGCTGACGCCGGTATCGGGCGTCAGCTTTGACGAGGCGAAAACGGCGGTCGCCGGTGCGGTGACGGACTATTTCACCGGCGAACGGCTGGGCAAGCCGGTCTATCGCGCGGTGCTGGGCAGCCTGATCTACGGCACGGGGCTGGTCGAAAACTACGACCTGACCGCACCGGCACAGGATGTGGCGGCGAGCGAGACAGCACTGCCGATTCTCGGCGAACTGACGCTGACGGAGGTGGGCTGAGATGGGCTATGCGGCATATTTGCGCGGACTTCTTCAGCCGCTGGACGTCTATGCGCTGGACGGCGCGACGTTTTCCGGCGGCGAGGTCGAGGCGCTGGGGCAGGCGCTGGACGATGCGTGGGAGTGCTTTCAGGCCGATCAGGCCGAGACGCTGATTTCAACCGCGATCGGCGACGGTCTGCGCCGGTATGAGCAGTTGTTTGGCATTCAGCCCGAAAGCCCGACGGTTCAGGCGCGCCGTGCGGCATTGGCCGCGCTGCTGCGCGTCGGGGGCGACAGCTTCTCGGTCAGCGCGCTGAGCGACTGCCTCGCCGCGTGCGGCGTGCGCGCGATCGTCGCGGAGACGGACACGCCCGCGACGGTCGCAGTCTCGTTTCCCGACACGATGGGCGAGCCGGACGGCTACGACCACATCCGCGAGGTGTGCGAGCTGCTGCTGCCGTGCCACCTCGCCATCGAGTACCGCATTCGCTACGTCACATGGGGCGAGGTCAGCGGCATGACGTGGCGGCAGGCCGGGCGATTGACGTGGAGAGAGTTCATGAAAGGCGCGGTGGGATGAGGAAGAATG